CAGTTGAACCAAGCATATCTGTAAATTGACTCATAGTAATCTCCTCAGACTTTCTTTAAACTTGAAATGAACTTTGTAACTTCATTTACAAGATGTTTTTGTGCGGACCGATCGTGGTTCACCGCGTAGGCCACATCCATTAGAGCGGCACGTCGACGATTTCCCAGTACTCTTTCATAAATGGCAGTAGGATAAGCTTCTGGCGCACTTGGTTGTGCTACCACATCAACAGTTACAATTTCAAAATCAGATACATTACCTGATTCTTGAACATTGCCTGATCCGCGGCTGCTTACGCCTAACTTAACACCACTTTCGAGTAATGTTTTGATAATGTTTCCCATTGGAGTTGGAATGAGCTTTAGCTTACCATACCCGTTTGGACCATCCATCCACATCTCTGTAACCATGTGACTTACGCGGTCAATGTTTACTTGTAAATCATCCGGATGATCTGCTTCTCCAAGTACAGAGAAACCACTATCTAATCGTTTACGAATGCTCTCTACAGCATTGGCAATTTCATTTACAGGATATACACGCTGATTGTGATTGCGTACACCTCCCTGGATAAAAATACCTTTCATGTAGAGATCCTTACCGCCACTGACAGACTCTTTGGTTTCAACAACCATACCTGCCTGATCAAATGTTAAATTTTCTCTTAGTGGCTGTAGGTTCATTTTGGATTAACCCTTTACTGATACTTTCTTAAGATCTGGCTTGGTTGTACCGCCTAAATCTTGTGCTGAAGGAGCCTTTGCTGGGCTTGTGCCACTAGCTACGCCATCAGCAGAACCAGCACCAATCTTAACAGCTGGGCGAGCCATCATTGGATTCTTGCCAGCAACTGGGCTGTGCTTTTCATCAGCTTTATCGCTATTGTCTGGAGAAGATACTTTGCTTAATTCAGCAGACTCTTCAATGCTTTCTGGTGTTACTTCTTCTGGGGCTGCATCAGCAGGTGCTTCGGCAGGAACATCAGCAGGTGCTTCGCCAGAAGCCATTTGTTCAAATTCGGCTTTTAGCTTTGCTAAGGCGCACTTACAGGAGCATCTTCGCCTTCACCTTCGCCTGTGCCCAATTCAGCACTTAGCTCAGCAGTAGCAGCAGCCTCGCCGTCAGCTGGAGGTGCAATCTCATCACCTTCTTCGGTTAATTCTGAATCGACTTCGTCGATGTCGTCTGAAATGTCAGATGTCTCATCAAACATTTCTTCGTCAGCCATAATGTCTTCGTACACTTTGCGGCCGATACCTACATAGTAATCATGTAGCAGAGCAGTAGCTTTATCTTCTTCTTTGTTTAGAAGATGGTCTAGTGCTTGCTCAAGAACAGTTTTACTCATTTATTATCTCCTTGCGCTAAGGGGTATACACGCCGTAAGGGTGTACTTTGCCAATAACTACTTACTAATGGCGCACTAAAATACAGAGGAAATGGCGGAAAAAACGGAGTTTTTGTTTATTATTTCTGGCCTATAAATAAAAAATCCGCCTAGTTATGGCGGATTTTATTTAGGCTGCTGGGGGTCTAGCATACATCTGTTTGATAAACTTTAGCTTAGATTTACTTTCATATTCACGCAAATCTCGTACTTTTCTCAGCTTGTTTACATGCTCTAGTGTTAATCTCTTTCTACGCAAATCCCCATAGAAAGCTACTTCAGGATCTACTTCCTTTTCAATTTCATCGCTGGCTTTTTGTAGGTCATTGAATCTCATACTGCTACTTATCCAATTTTGTCAATTAAACCGGTGGAGCGGCTGGAGCAGGAGCGGCTGGTGCAGCTGGTGCCGCAGGCTCAGCTGTTGCTGGCTCAGCAGGTGCTGATAAATCTCCTAGCCCGCCGGTGAGATCTAGATCAGACTCCGACGGACCTTTTAATCCAGTAGCACTAAAGTCTGCGCCTTCTTCTTGGTTGTTGTCATTGCTGCCTGAATTTTCTTCTTCCCAGAGTTTTTCATTTTCCAAGATTTCGTCTTCAGTCATTCCCAGGAACTTTTGCAGTTTAAATCTATGTGATAGATATGGAATTTCAGCTAGTTGAGTAAACACCGCGGCACGAGCATTGTTTATTTCAATTTCTCTGTATTCGCTGAAATTTTGTGGCTCTAGCATGTCAATGTCAAAGCTTGAACTATCAATATTTGCACCACGATTCTTAAGGAAAACTTTAAATTCTTTGTCAAAGAATGGAGCAACCAAACCCTGCAAGCGTCTGCAATAACGATTAAATCTAAACTCTTGAATCAGTGCGGTACCCATACGACCATCTGTAAATGCCAGCGCCGAATCATCTGGACCAGTGGGTAGATAGCTACTAGGAATTCGTAGACCTCTCAATAATTTGTTGCTGAAAAACTTAAGGTCGTCGATTTCACCTAGTCCTGTACCACCTGGCAACACTTCAACTTTACTACCACGACCATCTGCAGTTTGAGCAAAGAAAAAGTCTTCCATGATGCTTAGTGGATTATAGCTGGCATCAAGTGATGTACCACCACCTGTTCTTGTTGGAATGCGCTTTTGATGAATTTCATTTTTTACACGCTCTACAAAGGCCATGGCCTGGTGACTTGGTAGATTACCAGTGTCAATGTAAAATACTCTACGCTCAGGTGCTCGCTGTACACGATAGATAATAATAGCATCTTCAAGCATTTCTTTTTGTTTAAAGATCTTAAACACACTATCTAGAATACTTGCTCCAAACGGCCAATTAGTATCAAGCCCTTCGTTAAGCGTGATGTGTAACACATGCTCACCGCTGACCACTGTTTCTTCACCGGCGCCACCACTTCTTCCTACATTGCCACTGCCTGCGCTGTACACACTTGGAGTGTTTAATGTAGTAGCACCTGTTAGCGTGTTAACATTGTCTATGGGCTGAGTAGCAACCTTGGTTCCTAAATTTGGATGAATATTAGTAATGACATATTGTTCAACGCTTCTTCCTTCGGCTTCGTTAATTACCGCTCGCTTGACATCATTAGCGTTGACCCAATACAGTTCAAAGGTTTCTGGATCTCTAAGATAAAAATGGTCTCCATACTTTAAAGTACTGCGGAAGGTACGGAAAATTCTCTGATCAATTTTATTGATAGCACACCATTTCTTAAGATACTCAGAGACAATTTTGTTTTCGCTGTCGGTTGGAGTGTCTTTCCAGATGACTCTAAATGGTAAGTTTGTGTCCGGATCCGCCTGAGTGCAAAATTCAGCAATGGTATCTAAGGCAGCATTGATCTCTGAATCTAGATCCATTTGATCGTATTGTGTGTAACGCTCAACTCTGTTTGCCTGGCCGCTGTAGACATCTTGTAACCAAGACGCATACTTGGCACCTGCATATCCAGGTCCATTCTTGCGCCCGTTGCCAGACATTTCTGACTGCGGTTCCCAAATTTTAAAGTGTTTTCTCCAACTCATACTATTACTTACCTTTATTTTTAACCTAGTCTAACCGGAGCATCCGAAGGAGCTGGTTTGGTATTGCCTCGGATGGCTGCAATATCGTTTTGAATACTAGACAAATATCCCATCATGGCTGTGACCATTTCCGGACTCATCGCTGGTTGAGCATTATCTGGTGCTGCTGCTGGGCTTGTGGCTGGCGTAGAACCTTCGGGTAATGTTGTAATGCCCGCTGTAGCAGTACCAGGTGTTATTGTTGGTGAAGCGGCACCAAGAGACGCAGTTGAAGGTAACGATTCTATCTGACTAATACTGCTAAGACTTTCACCAATGGATTTTAAATATTCCGCAGTTAAACGCATTTCCTCACTTGATCCAGCTAATGCAAATTCTTGCATCGAAGTTTTTAAAGTGTCAAATGCGTCTTTGTTGAATTCAGACACACCTTTGTTCAGTGATAGTACGCCTTCGCCAAAGTTCTTGATGCCTTCGCCAACCAAAGCAATCTTGTCTGCCATTGGCACAAATTCTTTGACTTTGTCCAGTGGGCTCTTAGCACCAAACAAACTGGCAATACCGCTAATAATTCCAGCACCAGTTCCTGCCAGCATGCCTAGTGCAAACACACCCATGCCAAGACCTATGGCGGCTAAACCTGCACCAATTGCAATTAAGTTTGTACCGTCAATTTCTGCAATCGATGTTAATGCTTCGCTGAAAGTTTTCATTCCTGCGCCAGCAATACCTAAACCAACACCAAGAGCCGCGGCTGCAACTCCTAGACCAACAAATGCCGCAATACCGGCAACAAAAATGGCTGCACCAACTCCGCTCATCATTATTGCACCTAGTGCAAATACTGCGGCTGTTAATACACCTAGTGCTACTGTACCTTTTAACAATGCTCCCCAGTCAACATCATTGAATGAAGCAAATCCTTTTCCTGCTATCCACATAGACGCACCAAGTGCCGCAATAGCCAACGAACCAACTAAAATCTGACCTGAGATATTACCTAAAGCCATGGCTGCTACACCCAATACAGTTAGTGCTAATGCGCCTTTAACCAAACTATCCCAGTTGACTTCATTGAAGGCTGCAAATCCTTTGCCTGCCACCCACATAGATGCACCAAGTATAGTAATAGCAAAAGCACCTTTGAGTAGGTCAGTTGTCATGCCACCTAAAAGTTTTGCTGTAACAGCCAACACGCCAATTGCCAATGCACCTTTAACTAAACTACCCCAATCAACTTCATTGAATGTTTTAAATCCAATGGCCGAAACCATTACTGCCGCACCTAGAAGAGTGATTGTTGCTGCTCCTTTAACCATTGCAGTTGTAGCTTCGCCAACAAGGCGTGCCATAGCAATTAGACCACCCAATGCTACAGCACCTTTGAGCATGCCTTCCCATTTGACTTCGCCAAATGTTTTAAACCCGTGTGCTGCCATGGCCAATGCCGCACCTAGAAGAGCAATAGTAGCAGCACCTTTGACTGCCTTGCTATCTCCCATTTTACCCAACATGTCTGCAAATCCAGATAAGCCACTGCCCACTGCGCCAGACATCTTGTCCATTACGCCGCCGCCGGCGCCTCCGCCACCTAGTTTGCCTAAGCCTGGCACTTTGCTTAACATGCCGCCGAGCTTTTCACCTATGCCACCAAGCAGCTTTCCGCCAAGGCCGCCGCTTAATATTGCTCCGGCGCCGCCGGCCAATGCTGTTGCACCAAACACTCCTGTCAGTGCTACCAGGCCTGCTGTTAGACCAATGATAACATTACGCAAACTGTTTAGGGCATCGGTTAGCTTGTTCATGGCAGTGATGTTGCCAGACTCTGTGGTTGTGCCTTGTGCTTCTAATTGTCGTTTTGCTTCTGTATCACCTGCTTCTGCTCGTTGTTGCAATCGCATCCTAGCAGCCGCGGCGCCGGCTCGTTGACCAGCACCAGCAAACTCTGGATCAATTTGCATTCTTCTTCGTTGTTCAAACTGAGCTTCTAATGCGCCAATTTCTGCTCTAGCACCTTCTTGAAGATTTCGAGCGTTACCTAATCCACCTTCTCTACCTTGGGCACTTTGAATGGCTCTTTCAATTGAGTCAAAGGTTTGTTGATCCATGCCACCTGCCATGGCACGAGCCTGTCCTATATCGCCTTGTACTATTGACGCTGCCATTCTTGCTCTGGTTTCAGCATCTACTTTAACGCCCATCTGATCTATAAGAGCTGCAACGTTTGCAGCTTCTTGATCAAGACCCAACAACGCCGATGTTTGTCCGCCAGAAGTTCTTCTAAATTCTTCCATGGCTTTGAGTATTTCTTTGGAACTGACACCAAAGGTATTGCTAAGAGTTCTTGCGGCTGTTACAGTTTGTTCGTATTGACGAACCATCATTCTTTGAGCATCAGCTTCGCTTTTGGCAGTCAAGCTAATGGTTTGGCTCAGCGAACCCATTACTGCGGCTTGATCTTCTTGGCTGAGACCCATCTCAGCAGTAGCCCGTTGAGCTCTGTCCATGGTCTTGGTTAATTCTGGTCCAAGATTTCTCGACAAGGATCTACTGATCACACCACTGCCTACTCTAAAGCCTCTGGCCAATTCGCTGAGTGCTTCCACTGATTCTTGTGAGTTGCGACCAAATGCTTTGAATCCACCTTGACTGAGTTCAATGGCTTTGATAAAGCTTTCGCCTAGGCCGCTCATTAATTTGGCCTGTTTAATTGATCCTACTCTAAACGCACCTAAATCAGCGAAGCCACCTAATTGTCGTGCATCATCAGCAAAGCTGGTCAATGCTGTTAGCATAAAGCTTACGCCACCAGCAAAGCCTCCCAGTATGTTGCCAATTCTGCTAGAGCTGTTGGATAAAGTGCTTGATAGTCCATCAAACGCCTGTGCTACATCACCTTTTCCGGTTAGTAAATTTTTACCAAAAGTCTTTAAGCCATCTTCCAGTTTACTATAGCTGCTTGTGACTTTTTTAACTTGGTCTGTTTCTTCGTTAACAGCTTTGATAAGTTTTTCGCGTTCTTTGAGATCCTTGTCTGTGAGTCTTCCCGAAGCATCCAGCTCATCATTGAGAGCTTTTAGACGCTTTTTCATTTTTTCTAGTTCTTCATTAGGAATACTATCGCCTTTGTCTTTGTCTTTGCCGCGACCAGGTAATGGCGAATTGGTTCCTCTGCCCATGCTGGAGCCCATGTCACTCATTTTATCAGTGAGCTTTTCTATAGCACGTTGGAGATTGATTGCAGATTCGTCGCTGAGTTCAGCCATTAAATTACGGTCCTGTGGCCATTAAATTACCACATAAATAGATTATGCAATAGGCCTATGAACCTATTTATCGTTAAGGATTAAGTACATGGATAATCAAAACCCACTCAAAAAGCCCTTGCCTCCGGCTAACCCGCTGAGCCAGTTTTATCGCAGGCCCGGCAACTTTATTGAGCTACCAAGTGGTGGGCGTTTTTATAAGAATCCGCCCAAGCTGTCTGAAACCAACGAATTGGCAGTTTATCCAATGACTGCCAAAGACGAAATGGTTCTTAAAAACCCAGATTCTTTGCTCAACGGCGAAGCACTCAAGCATGTGTTGGCCAGCGTAGCACCAGATATCAAGGACGTGAATGAAATTCCGGCACCAGACATTGATGCCATTTTAGTTTCCATGCGTATGGCCAGCTATGGTGACGACATGGAATTGGATGTGTCACACAGATGCAATGCCAGCGAAGGCAAGTCACAGAGAATCACTGTGAGTCTTGGCGGAGTTTTGTCCACTCTCAAACCAATCAGCAGTGAAGTTGGCAATGTTACACTGAGTTCTGGTATTAGGGTTGAACTCAAACCCTATACACTGGATGCTCAAAGTCGTTTGCTGAGACAACAATTTGTTACCATGCGCCAGTTGCAAGCTCTGGAATCAAAGGAAAACTCCACAGTGGATCAAAAAGCCGAAGTAGCCAACAAAGGTTACGCAGCTCTAGTTGATCTTAGTCAAGAAACTCTAGCACAGAGCATTATGTCTGTAACACTACCCGATGGCACACAGGTAACAAATTACGCACACATCTACGACTGGGTTAAAAATCTAGACCGCGCCAGCAACGAGCGCCTAGACCAAGAACTTAAAAAGTTTGGAACCTTTGGTATTACTCGAGAAGTCACAGTCAAGTGTGATTACTGCGGTGAAGAATACAAGTCAGATATGCTGTTTGATCCTACAAGTTTTTTCGCCGTAGGCTCTTGATGCTTGGAACCGATGGAACAAAAATCCGTCGATTTGTTGACAGCATAGAAACCGAGGCAAGAGCCTTAATCAAAGAAGTTTCAACTCTCAGCGTGTGGGGCAGTATCAGCATCAATGAGATTTGGGCCATGAGTTATCTCGAAAGACAGGTACTCAGCGAAACCATAAAAGAAAAAACCGAAGCATACTATGGCAAGAAGGGTTTCGCCAGATCTCGATTCTAATTATGTTTCATCTTAATAGGGCGATTTCATCGCCCTTGAATTTCGTATCGCTTCGCTCTACTCATTCAGGTTTTATTGATTTAGAGTGATTAACTTAGAAACAATTTAGATTTGTTTAATAGTGAATCATTTGATTAACATTATGATTACTTGACTTAGATTTACCAGTCACACTTAGCCGTTTTACCGGCTAAGAAAAACATTTTGATCTTGACTCAGACCCCCATGTCACATTGGATTAAGCAACTGTTTCCAGCTAGGGCGGTTATGCTGTACCCTTTTACGCTTGTCTTGTTATAACGCATATTACGAAAGCAATCCAATCTGCTTGCGTAATATTGTAGGTTGTAATAGTTCACCAGAGCCTACTCATTTTGGTCATCGTATACTTGTGCCAATTCGTTTCATACCGTGAATTGCGTCCTGTCAAGGATAGTGGCAGTCAAGTCCCTGCTACCGCGTCAGGTGTTCCGTCCCCTGTGCAACCCTAGTGCCAGGTTTTATGGGTGTCTGTTAACCAGCCGACACAGGCTTATCGGTAGTGATAAGAAGCCTTTTGTAGTTTGCGTTTTACGCAGCTGGGCCGGGGTGAGTTATAATTTGCCTAGGATGTGAGAGCCGTGAACTCTAACTTGGATATGACCGTTATAATAGTCTAGTGATTCTAGTACTTTTCTGTCGAATTGTTCTTTTGCTTCTAGGTAGCTACAAGCGGATTTGCTTTTGCAAAAATGTAGAATTTCTCTGATAAAGTTGTCTTTGCCTAAGAGTTCTACATCTTTGCTTAGTTCAGGTGATGAGCCATAATATTCTTGCCAGTCGCTGTCAATTTTTGTTCGTATGCGTTTTTTCTTTTTGATACCATTTTTTTGTTTAACGACCCGATAAGTTGTCTTACTAAACTTAGCCAACTTTTTCCCAATGTACTTACGATTGTTTGTGATATTTGTTATCAAATACACAAATCCTACGCAATCTTCTGGTAGGGTGTTAACAACAGACTCTTGGTACAGCCATGTCATTACTTGGCCGCAAGAGCTTCTTTCTCCGCAGTGATCTCCTTGCGGCGTTCCTTGATGGCCTTGCTCATTTCCTGTAGTGCTTTACGAGCACGAGCCGCACTGGCTTTTACGCCCTTGACAGCAAACTTTTCGTTTTCGGCCTTGTAGGCTTCAAATTGCTCGAGTAATGTTTCATGATTTGACATTAAATGTCTCCTTAGTTAATCTCATGTATTTGTGTATCTGTATCCAGCATGGTGAACCCATTTTGCTTAACAACGGACAAGACATTGTTGACTCTACTGGCCAATTCATCGCGATGACTGATTAAGAAGATATTGCGATTCATTTCTCGACCCATAGCTTTAAGTATAGCCATAGCGTTTTCGATTCCAATTTGGTCCATGCCCGAGTCTACTAGTTCGTCAATGAACAACAAGTTCATGGGTTCAGTAAAGCTTTCATACACATCTCTAAAACTCCAGCTCAGTGCTAGAATTAGTCGATTTCGTTCTCCACGACTCAGGTTATCAAAATCAAAGCTTTGACCCAACTGACTGATGTCAACTTCAAGGTCGCTTCTAAACGAAACCTGGTGTGGTAATTGTAACTTATCCAAGTAATAGCCTAGTCTATGATTCAAATAGGCTAAATTTTGCTCAATTATGCGTTTTCGGACAAATGAATCCTTGCTAGTAAGCAATTTGAGAAGAAAGTCTTGGTGCTCTAGCATTTTGGTTAACCGGTTAATCTCATCCCAGCTGATTTCTGCCAAAGCTGTATTTTTTAGTGTAGAGATCTGTTCCTGATAAGGATCTTGCTCAGCATCCTTGTTTAACAACTGCTGTCGCAGATTGTCTAAATGGTTCTTGTGTGCGGCAGCATCTTCAACTTCTAAATATTTGGTTTTTGGTCTTGCACCTAGATCGCCAATGGTCTTTACAGCAATATTGGCCTGTGCTAGATATCCGTGCTCTTCTTTTAGAGCCGCAATAGTTGAATCGATAGTTGCCTGCACGGATGCAGTCATTTTTTCATGCTGCTCATCATGAACATCTTGACCGCAACTGGGACAGCGATGTTCAAGAATCTCCGCCAAGCTTTTTTGCGACAATGACAGAGTTTCTTGCAGTTTCTTTACACCGCTTTGTCTAGCAGCCAATTCTTTATTGGCTAACTTTAGGCGATTTTCGTTTTCCTTATAAAGAGCCACAGCACGATGAGCCTCTAGTTCGGCTTCAATGTCTGTGGACTCAAGTTCCTCAATGACGCCGTTGAGTTCAGTCATGTCAGCAACTTTCTTAGAGGCCCAAGTACGACTTCTGCGCTCAAGATCATCAATGGTCGTTTGAATTCGACTGTTGCTTTCTTGCAAGGCTTTGATTTTTGCTTCTTCGTCTCTAATAGATTCCTTGCTAGACTTAATCTGTTCTCTTAGGATTTCTGCTTTTTCACTGAGCAAGGTGATGCCCAGGAGTTCTTCAATGATATCTCTTTGCTCATTAGCTCGCAAACTCAAAAAGGGCTGAGTATAGGTATTAAGAGCAACCAAGTGCTTGAACATTTCAGCACTCATGCCCACAACACGATCAATGGCTTCTTGTGTTACACGGTTTTCGCCTGCACCCTCATCGGTGCCTGCTTCATTGACTTCGTGGTCGTCGACAATAAAACGCAGTAGATTGGGCTTGCGACCACGCTCAATGATGTACTTGTTGCCGTTCTTTTCAAACTCAACAGTGACCAGCATGTTTTTACCATTGGTCTTGTTAATTAAGTTTTCTTTGCGAATGTTTGTAAGTGCCGATCCAAAGATAGCATAACTTAGGGCGTTGACAATTGTGGTTTTGCCTACACCATTGCGAGCACCATCACCACCAAGGTCAAGGTTATTGCCTAGTACCAAGGTGAGACCTTGCTGATTCATGCGTAGGGCCTGTGTTACATTGCCCACACTCATAAAGTTTTTAATTGTGAGATTTTTAAAAATAATCAACGGGTAAGTCCTTGGTAAATCTGAGTCAACACTTGTCGATCAACCACATCTGAATCAATGGCTTGAATCTGATTAAGCACAATAGCATCTACGCTTTCAAACTGCAATTCGCCGCCAGTCCATTCGGTACTGTGTTCTTCTTTTTTGGTTGGAATAAGACTCAGCTCGCGCATGCCATAGGTACTAATCCACTGCTCTTTGATATAGGTAGCTTCTTCAAAGCTGATATCAACATCAATTGTAATGCGAGCAAATGTTTGTGTATCAAAGAGGCTTTCGTGTTTGTCAATGGCTTCTGTTAAAGTCAGCGTTCTAAACTTAGGAGCACCAGGCCAATTACGAAAATCTGGTTGGCCGCCCCACTCTAAAAACATGCAACCGCGCTCATCGTCCCAAGCATCAGCATAGTTATGTGGGAAGCAATTGCCCATGTATATGACATTGCCTTTTTGCTGTCGTTTATGAAAGTGACCGCTAAACACTAATTCCTGATTAGGAAAGTGTGTGGCATTTAGGCCGCCGTGGTCGGGCATGTCTACCATGGCATTCATTTTAAAATGCGGTAGCTCAAAGTGTCCAAACACATAACGACTCTTAAGTCGCTTCATCTTTTCCCACTCATCACCTACAAGCCAAGGCACAATGGTGATATCACCAATGGTGGTAATTTCATCAACCAGCTCAACATTGTCAAGGTGTTTGGCAAAAGGCAATGAGTTAATCTCTCGCTTTTCTCTATAAGCAAGATCGTGATTGCCCATGATCAAGTATACCTTTTCAAAGTTTTCAGAAAGGTACTTGATGTTTGATGAAGTGTAGTTTAGGGTACTGACATTGACCGCTGAACGATTGTTGTGCCAGTCGCCAAGAAAGAAGCAGGTTTCTGCTCCTTCGCGACGAGCCTCAGCGGTCATCCATTTGATAAAATTTTCACAGTCGTCGTTATGGCTGCGACTGTTGTTTCGCAGACCAAAATGAATATCTGTGAAGCATACTGCTTTCTTAAAGGCTTGAGTCATTGGGTTAGTTTAACATTTCTTCAAGGCGTTGTCTACATCTTAATAGTTCATCTTTAATCTTTAGTTTCTTTTTACGAATTTGGCGAGCCTCAACCGAATCATACTGATGTTGCTTTTCCATCTGTATGAGTTTTCGATCTAGGTGTTGATGTGATTCTTCAAGATGCCCAATGTGACTCTTGAGACTATCTGTGTGCATGAGTTACCCCTTTAAAAATGCCTCCAATTTGGGAGGCTCCCAACCCTCGGGTTTAAGGACTTTACCGTCTTCTCTTTTACGAACCTTGCCAGTGTTTGGATCAATCTTAGCAAAGTTAGTACGCATAACTTCATTCCAGGCACCTTCACCATCGGCACCCAGACTGTGCAATGCACCAATGGTTACAACCAATATGTCAACCAGTGCATCTAGTTGTTCAACTTTATCTTCATCTCGAACTGCGGCAAATAACTCATTGACTTCTTCCTCAATGAGAACCGAATAAAGTTTGAATTGTTGCTTGTTGTAGAAGCCTGTGCTTTGATCACAGGCTTGCATAAAACGCTCTTGGTCAGTAAAAGGATTGGTCATAGGCTAGGTTCCTTGTCGTCTATTTCAATCTTGGTTAATTCAATGTCTGCGTCTGGGTCAATGTCCATTGACTCAACGGTCTTGGCAATCATTTCTGCATCTTTGAGAGCATTGATTCTTTCAATCTCTGCATGATGTGCTTGAGAGCTCTCCATTTGTCGTGTCCAACTTGGCATCTGGCCTGAATCTTGCAGTAGGTCGTCACGAATGTCTCGCTGACGCTTTTCAATATTTAATACACGAGTAAAGCTGTTGGTCACCGCCGCAGTATAATAAGCAAATGGATTTTGACTCTTACCTTCGTCAAACTGAAGTGCAATTTGTGTTAGTTGGATCAACGCCTGGCCACGCATTTCGTCAACATAGCTATAGCCTCGCCAGTTGGCTCTAAAACTATAGCGTTCGCAGAGCTTGAGAAACATAGCACCAAGCCTGTTGGTGATTTGTGCATGATCTGTTGAAAAGTGTCCAGTCTTTAAATCGCCTTTCCAGTGGCTCCGCAGTACTTCTCTCCAAGTGCCATCGTCATTGAGCACAAAATGTTTAAAAGGAGGAAAATTAACTTTGGATCTATGATCAGCAAGACTTTTTGGATTGTTCTTACGACCAGGTTCCAGTGGAATGTGTTCAAAGGTCATAAGCCTGATAACCAAATCAGATGTGGGTATTTTTTTAGGATTAACAACAAACTCGTCGGCCTTGGGTTTTGTGCTGGCTTTTCCGCCAGCAGCTTCCCATTGTGCCAATGCTGCCTTGTGTGCTTCGCTACTGAGTCTTGCGGCTCTTGCAGCCTTGGCTAAATTAACAGCACCCTCAGGGCAAGCCTTGGTTTTACGGTTATGAAAGCTTTTAAGGTCTGAGACAATGTAATCATATTGATGATACTCGGGTCCTGCGGACCAGCAATATCTCATTTTACTTTTATGGATTTCAGCAAGAATATCTTTGTTTTTTAGATATATGGTTTTTGTTTTTTCTTCTTCTAACACAATAGTCTCCTTGCGTTAATTGTAGCATTTGCACTGACTGTTGTCAATGGTTTTGGTGGTAAAGTATGTAGATAACTCAACCGGTAAATAGTCATATGAAGATATCAGACCTTAGACCTAGAATAGTAGCGGTGTACGCTGGACGCTTTCACCCCTTTCACATTGGACACACTGAAGTTTACCGCGAGCTAGCCGCAAAATTTGGTGCTGACAATACTTACATCGTTACCAGTGCCAAGGTTGAGCCGGAAAAGAGTCCTTTTGATTTTGCTGAAAAGATGTCAATGATGGTGGCCGCAGGCATTCCAGAATCACATATTGTACAAGAAATATCACCGTATTCGCCAGTGAATCTGATTGCCAAGCTTGGACTTGACCCTGACAAAGATATTTTGGTCTTTGGAGTTGGCAGCAAAGACATGGCTGAAGACCCAAGGTTTACATTCAAGCCGCTCAAGGATGGTACAGCATCATATCTTCAACCTTACAAAGAAAAGGGCCTGATGCCTCTTAACAGCGGCAAGAATGCAGACGGTACTAGAGCTGGACATGGATATGTGATTCCAGTGAAAGATGTAAAATTTAAAGTTCTCGGCAAACAGGTCAACAGCGCCAGCGAAATTAGACAGATGTATAAAGATGCTAATGAAGAAGAGCGTTTAGCAATCTTAGCAGACCTTTACCCACAAAGCGGATCTGCTGTTCAACAACTCAAACGCATATTTGATGCAAGGCTAGCATAACATGGCAATTTTAGGAAATAAAGTAGAACTATCTTTTGCGGCCTTGGGCAAAACTATCACATGGCCTGCAACGCCCAAAATTACCCAGGGCATCCAAGTAAACTATCAGACCTGGGAACTACAGCACACCAACTACCAGCCCAGCGCATTTGGTAATCGTGCCACAC